ATGCCAAATTCCTGGCTCGCTTCAAAAGAAGAAATTCAAAAAACCGTTTCCCAAAAAGCTAAACATCGGCAAATAGTTCAAGCTAAACTAGGGAAAATGCGCCGGACTGGACTGCCAAAATTATCACACCAAGAAGTCTTTGCCACAAAAGAAGCAGCCCAAAAAGCTCTTTCTGTAAAAGCAGAATACCTGCAAAGTGTTCAATCACAAATTCTAAAAATGCGCTCTAAAAATTACTCCCAATTATAGACGCATTCTTCGTCCTTTAAATAGTTATACCAAAAAACAAGCAAGAATGCCGCTAAAACCTCATCAGGTCCAAGTGAGCGGCCAAAATCAATTAATTTTTCTCGATCATCCTTAAAGTAATTTATGACTGCGATTTGCCGTGAAGCAACTAGACACTGAAGCATATCGGGAGCATTTGAGAAAATTGACTTTCCTAAATCATCCGGTGTTCGTATTATTTTAAGGATCATATTGTCTACTTCATTACAATAAAGTGATTGCAAAGTTTTACGTTGTTCAACCGTATAGAGTTCTTGGAAAAAATTATACTTTTCGCGCATGCCATCCGGAGCATACATACTAAAAGCTTCCAACATGCAGTCATAAATAGATTTTTGAGCCATCATTAATAACCACCTTTCAAGTAACTTAAACTGAAATACTTTAGTGTCTAAAATCTTATCATAACGGCAGGTGGTAAACAATGCCAAAAGGTAAATCAAAAATAGATAACGGGATGTCTAACCAACTCTCCCTTTTTGACATCGTCCGCCAGCATCAAAAGGACAAGCTCTCCTCAGCCTGTGAAGCCGGTAGTTTCGATATCGGCCAGCGCCTCCGTGAGATGCTGTCCGAAGGGCTGCGCCAATGCGATTTTGACCGTTATGAAGCCGCCGCCCGGATGAGCAGGTTGGTCGGTTGCGAAATCACCAAAAGTCAACTCGACTCCTGGACCGCCGAAAGTAAAGAGGGCTATCGTTTCCCTGCCGAATACTTGCCTGCCTTCGTCAACGTTACCGGCTACAAAGAGCCGCTCCGGGTCATGGCCGAGATGGTCCAATGTTACCTGCTGGAATCCGAGGAAGCACTTTTGGCGGAACTCGGTAAAATTGCATGTCAAAAAGAAGAACTCTCAAAAAAAGAAAAAGCCGTCCGCGAGTACTTAAAACAGATGGGACGGTAAGGAGGCGATAACGTGAAACTGCTTTGTTGCGGCATTATTAAAAAAGATATCCAAACCACTTATATTTTCCGCCCTGGCCGGGTCGACCTTGAAGTCATCCGGATCGACCGGACAAGATCAACGATGTCGGAATCCAAGGAGGGAAAAAATTGAGCAACACCGAGCTAACGTTTAACACCGAAAACTGGATTACCACTGAAGAAGCGGCAAAGTATTTAGGATTAACTCCCCGCGCGGTAAGACATAACGTTAATGAAGGCAAATATGGCGAAATCAAAGAGGAAACCGGACATGACTGCGGTCGTGGTGGTAAAATCATCCTCATCCGTCCCGAAAACCTCCCGGCTGCTGCATACCTGCGTTATTACGCCAAGCATAACCAGCCGCCCCAGGTAAAGGAACTTGGCCCCGAATGGGCCCAGGCCACCGAAAGGCAGAAACAAAAAGCCGTCGCAATCCATCAGCGCCTCATCGCCTGGCTGGATTATCGAAAAAACAATCCAAGCAGCAAAGGCGATTCAGACCGTAATTTCATCGCTGCCTGGCGGCATCTCAACCCGAAGGATCGTGTTTCCAAGGCTACCCTTTACCGGGACTTAGAAAAGTTTAAGCAAGGCGGCCTGGGCGCGCTGATACCCCAACAAGGCATCATCCTGCGCGGCCAGGAAATCATCGATCCTGAAGCCAGATTCACCTTTATCGCGCTTTGGGGTAAATTGTCCCAACCGAGCATCTCCCATTGTGTCGAGCAGTTGAAAACCTTGAAGATCCTAAAAGATAAAGACTGGACCCTGCCTTCATCCAACCGGACTTATGAGCGAATCATTGCCAATCTTGATGAAGCGACCAAAACCTTGATGCGCGAAGGCAAAACCGCCCTTAATAACAAGCATGGCGTTCATATTATCCGGGATTATGATGGATTGCAAGTGATGCAGATCTGGCAATGCGACCACCAGGAACACGACTTCTTCGTTAAAGGCCCCCACGGGGAGATCGCCAGGCCATGGCAGACGGTTTGGATGGATGCTCGCAGCCGGTACGTGGTCGGGTTTCATTGTTCCATGGGTGGCAATACCGACACCATTATAGCCGCCTATGCCGACGGCAGTCTCGACTTAGAAGGTCTAACTCCATCTCATTGGGTCATCGACAATGGCCGGGACTTTACCGGCAAACGCTTGACCAACGGCTGTAAGAAATTCCGGAAGATAAATGAGAATACCGTCAAATCCATGACCCAGCACTTGGGGATCACCGTCCATTATTGCATCCCTGAGAATCCACAAGCCAAACATATTGAACGGTGCTTCCGGACGCTCAGGGAATACTTCGATAAATATCATCCCACATATACCGGGAACGACCCCAAGAAAAGGCCGGAGACTGCTGAGGAGGCCCGTAAGGCTGGTAAGGTGATGACCTGGAATGAATATGTCCAAGCTTCCAGAGATACCTGGCTCTACTATAATACCCGCCCCCACAGCGGCGACGGAATGGATGGTAAATCGCCCAAGCAAGTTTTTTATGAAGGACTGGAAAAAATCCAAGCCCGTAAGGTAAAACCGGAATCCTTAATGTTCCTTATGTGGAGAACTTCGGAGCCGCGCATAGTGCGAGGCGGCGGTATACAAATCGACCGGGCCTTTTACCGCTCACGAGACCTTTATGAATACGAGGGTAAGAAAGTCTATGCCCGGTATAGCCCCAACTGCAAAACAGTCTATATTTTCAACGAAGACGACGTCAAACTCTGCGAAGCCGAACTCGTTTCAGAATCGGAATGGCTGAACCAGGAAAAGACCCAGGAAGGCATGGCAATAAAGTATGCCGGAAAAAAACAGGTTATGCAAAAAGTTAGTAAAATACGCACAGCCGCCGATCCGGACGCCTTAGACGATGCCCAACTCCTTGCCAACCAGACCGAAATGGCCCACCGGGAAGATGCCAAAATAATCAAAACCAGGCCCACAGTCATTGAACCGGTACGCACTCCCTTTGATAAAATCGCCAAAGAAGCGGTTGCCACTACGACCGACTATAAACAACCGCACCGAATGGCGGTGGCGGTTGGGCAAGAACGATACCGGGAAGATCCGGACGAACGGGACCGGCGTATTAGCTCCAATTTTGAAAAACTGTATCGCGTGACTCAAAAATAAACAACGGAGGTGTTTGACATGGCGAAAACCGCCCAATTATTCAACATTACGGAAGCAGTCCAACCAGATTACGAACTTTTAAGAGAACGGTTGCGGCAATATTTAGAGGCCATCGGTAAAAGTCAAAGTGAAATCGCCAAAAGCATTGGCATGACTCCTGCGGTTCTAACCGGATTTATGAAAGGCACCTATAAAGGTGATATATCCGGAGTCGCGGCCAGGCTGGAGGATTATTTGAATCTGGAGAATCAGCGAATGGCCGCTCCGAAAGAACCGGAATTTGCAATGACCAAGTTTGCTTCCCAGGTCATAGCCGTGGCCGATTACGCCAGGAGAAACAATGATATCGGATTGGTCCATGGTGACGCTGGGGTCGGCAAGACCACCGCTTTGGAATATTATGCCGCCGAACATAAGGAAGTCATTATGATTACCGCCGGTGAACATCTCGCCACCCCCAAAGCGGTCCTGGAAGAAATCCTTGATAAGCTGGGAGACAGAGAGTATGGCAGCGTGTCCCGGATGGGCAAAAACGTGATTCAAACCCTGCGAGGTTCCGGACGGCTGATAATCATTGACGAAGCAACTGAGTTAAACGAACGGGCCAAGAAACTGATGCGGACCATTCATGATCATACCAAAGTCGGGATCGTATACGCCGGGACCCATGAATTATATAAACAGATGTATGGCCGGAACGGAGTCGTTTTTGCCCAATTGCTCTCCCGGATCGGTATTCGGAGAAGCCTTAAACTCAAAGAGATCTCTAGAAAAGATATTACATTATTGTTTGAGCAAAATGGGAAATTGGAAGAAGATTGTATTGATTTTTTACTTAAAGAGGCCAAGGGTGATGGAGGTCTGCGCTACGCCAAAAAGGTCTATATGTTGGCCTCCACCTTGGCTTGTAGTGATGGTCGCGACTTGAACATTCAATACCTTAAAGATGCGACTGAAATGCTGAAAGAGGAAACGGAAACTACAGAGCAAGGCAAGAGAGGTAAGATCAGATAAAAAACGTCAGACACTTGTCTGACTAATAAAAAGGAGCGATTCGAATATGGAACACATGGCGATTGATGTAGGATTTGGAGGAACCAAGGCAGTAGCAAGCAACGGTCGAAAAGCCAGCTTTATATCAGTGGTAGGCGACTTCCACCCGGTGGCATTTGTCTCCGGGATGAATGATGCCACCTCCAATCTGGTGATTGACTATAATTCAAGAAAGAGTTTCGTCGGCGAATCCGCTTTAAAACAATCGATTCCCAGGGCTACCGTCGACACCGACCGGACTGTCACCGATGAAGGAATGACTTTACTGGCGGCGGCGATGGCGCTACTTGCCGAAGGGCCAGCCACCAATACCAATATGGTTGTCGGACTTCCCGTCCGTCACTATGAAACCTTGAAAAATCAATACCTAAAGCAAGTACATGCCATTCATGCGATAGACCTGCTTACTCCTACCGGTGGGTTGATCGAACGCAAATTTGTATCGGTTGAGCAAGCCAGGGTTCTCCCCCAGCCGTTCGGAGCCTTCTTCGATTTAATTCTGGATGACAAAGGCAAATTAACCAGCGAAAGCGAGGATCTGGCTAATGGTAAAGTAGGTATCGTGGATATCGGATACAACACCCTGGATTTAGCCCGCGCCGACCAACTGGAGTATATCAATCCCCGCTCCACATCATTCGCCGGTCAGGGGATTTTCAGCGCCTTTCAGGCTTTATCCAGTGAATTGTATCGGAGTTTCAAAGTGGAGATCCCGCCGGAGCGGATCGAGCCGATTGTCCGCAGTGGACGGATCAAAGTTGCTGGTAAGGAAACCCCTATTTTCATCCAACAAGAGACAGCTTTTAAGGAAGCCGCCGCCCAGATTATCAGCCGCATTAAATCGCTCTGGCCGGACCGGTGGGAACTGGATCGGATTCTGCTGGCCGGTGGCGGCTCCATTTTGTTGGGAAAATACCTGCAAGCGGAATTTAGTGAACAAGCGGTTATTGCCGCCGATCCCGCCTTCGCCAATGTCAATGGATATCTAAAATTTGCCCGGAGGGTTTGGAAATGACTGCGCCTCGGTATACATTCCGGGTCAATCCCAGGAGGTACCACGAGCTTTATGAACGGCTGGAATCCATAGAAGAAGGCGAATTAAGCTTTTGGATAGTGGAGGCGCTGCTTGCAAAAATGGAAATGGAAAAAGGGCTGGTTACTAATGTCACAACTCAGCCGGAACCAATTCCTAATTTAGCATCATCCCTACCAATAAATCCGACAATGGTAGAAACGGCAGTTACCTATGAGACCGCAGAAAACAGTGAGATTGAAAGCAAACTTGACCATTTAGCCCGAATATTTTAATCACCAAAAGGATGGTGAATTATGGCTATTGTGACCTTATCCAAGCCTGTAACTCAAAGAGCCAAAGAAGCAATCGGCACGAATGAAGTTGAACTTCTGGAAAACATCGGACTGGTTCTGGTGGATAGGCTGGAGTATCAACAGTTCAAACAAGATTATATTGACTTGCAACAAGCTCATCTCTTGTTAAAAGAAACCAATAAGCGGCTTCACAATGATTTAAGCATTGCAGCCGCCGAAAAGATGTTGCTGCTGGCAAGAGGCAAGAGTGGAAAAACTGGAGGTGAGTTCTCAATGATCATCTGTTATAGGAAATATCCCCGGTTAAAGGGAGGTGAAATTCTCTTTCTACTCCCCGGTAAAACAGGTTTTAAAGACCGTTTAAAAACTTTTTTAAGGAGGTTTAAGAATGACTAAAAAGCAAATGGACGGTGTCGATAATGAGAAAATCGCGGCGGTAAAAAGTTATCAAAAAAATTGTCCTCAAAAACTCCGTGATTATGTCGTAAAAACCCTTGGCTATAAAAGATGCAACGACTGGCCTTTTGAAATGCTGGCGGATGAATTTGGATATGGATATATCAGGTATTGGAATATGGAACTCGAAAAAGTTTTGTCAAATATCAAGGAGGCCCAAAATGGAGTATAACAAAAAGCTAAACAAGGCCGGTTCGCTGACCCTTCCGGCAGCCATGCGTCGGGAATTAGGTATTGATCGTGGAGATCGATTTAGAATTGTCGTGCAGGATGAAGGAACTATTGAGTTAAGAAGGATTCAAGGTGAATGCATATTTTGTAAAGATAATAACAATTTGTTAATCTACGCCGGACGCTTTGTATGCAATAGGTGCTTACAAAATATGAATGAAATTAAAGATGATAGGAGTGATGATCATGGATAAGATAACGAATGCGTTATGTATCATTAAGGTGGATGAGGCCATCGAATTGGAAAAGCAGATTAAGCAATTAAAAAAAAGGCTTGATGGCATCAAATCAGTTCTAACCAATATTGCTTATGAAGATATGGATAACAGAAGTATCAAATTCACGCAGATTTATGGCACCAATGGGCATTTTAATGTTTTGTACAAAGAAAAGTTGGAAATTGATAATTATACCAAATTGGTTGAAGTTCTTGGCGAAATTGCACATGCCAAGATTGCTCACAAAGAGGAAATCAAATACGATGTTGCCGACCGGTTTAGGGATGCGTTAATCGCTCTATACAGGCAGGAATTTAGCAATGAAACCTCGGTTGATCAGGTATTGCAAGGTCTTGGACTGGAACCGAAAGCGATTAAAACGGCGCTAAAGAAACTCAAAGGGGATTATATCAAAGACAAAAAAGTATTGGAAAGCCTTGGAGTAAAAGGCGATTGTGAAGAAGAGCTATATACGATAAGGCTTTATAAAAACTATGAACTGGTTGAACGGTTTTTTGGTGGTTTGACACCCGTGGAGATAGAATTGGTTAAAAAAGCAATCTTTGTTGAAGAAGGAATTAGCGTCGGATTTGAATATAACGAGGAAGTTCAAGAAAACGAAGGCTGAAAGGAGTGGTAAATTTGTTCTATCAAATCGCTCTAATGGATGGTTTGTTTGTGCCTGTTGACGGACAGGCTCTTGAACTGGAAATGTTAGTACCCACATTGAGAGGCTTTAAGTTTTTTATGTATCAATCCGTATCTCACGGAGTGGAAACCTGGGTGGTTTCGGAAGTCATCACCGGGGCAAAAATCGCGGAGGGTCTGACGAAACCCGAGGCCATCGGGGCGGCAGTAATCAAACTTTCCGCGAATGGCCGGAAGGTATTGGTTGAAAAAGTCAGAGGATTTACCCAAAAATATGGCCGGACAATAGACGGTCAAAAAATGACTATTCCCAATGCATCTTGATAATCATCTTCAAAGAATTTTTGACCGGGCGATGGAGTCGGCCCGGCGGGCCGGGGAGGACCGCCGAGCCGATCCGGCTCCGGAGACCAAACAGGGTATCAAACAAATTTGGCAACTTAGCATCCGGCGGCTGCCGTCCGCAAAGTATCGATTGGTAATTTTATTGGTTATGGCGGATGACAGCCTTTCATACCGTGAAGGCGAACTGGACGAAGAACAAACGATCCGGTTCTTTGAAAAAAACAGTTTGCCGCCGGGTCTTCCCCAGGCCGACAACCAGGTGGTATATATCATTGAAAATGGCAGAATGACCAAATGTGGAATGAAAGGAGCGGTGATGGATGACCTTCTCGGAAGTGATTAACCTAATTATAAAACGCCGAAAACTTGTTATCGCAGTGGATTTTGACGGAACAATCGTAAAAAACGAGTGGCCGGAAATTGGTCGGACACGATGGTTTGCTTTTCCGGTATTACGATGGATGAAGAAACGGGGTCATATTCTTATTCTTTATACATGCCGGGAAAATTTAGATTTAGATAAAGCGATCTTATTTTTAATAAGAAACAATTTAAAATATCCAGCCTTTGACTATATCAATGAAAATTGCAAGGAACTCATTAAAAAATTTGGCGATGCCCGGAAAATTGGCGCAGACCTGTATATCGATGATCTTGGAGCCGGGTTTTGGATCTGGCCAATAATACCAATGATTGTCTGGTTAAAGGAAAGAAGGCGAAATGATGGTACCCGAAACAAGAATAAAATGCGAAGCGACGCAAAGAGGTCCGGTTCATTGTGAAATATGCGATGAAGACGGACATGGAACCACGGTAAATATTCACCCGGTATTTTGTATTTGCGATGATTGCTTGATGGATTTGGATTTGAAACTGGCGGCGGAGGTGATTGGCAGTGACCAAGGATGAGTGGAAAAAAGTCAAAGATGACCTAGACTTTTTTTACAAGACAGTCTATCTGAGGGTTGATGGATATGAAGTGGCATTAATATTAGTACGTGTTTCTCAATACAAAAATGCAATCGATATATATATCAATGGATATTTCAGAGGTGAGTGGCTGACAAAAGATTGTGAGGAGCGGCGAAGATTTGTACCGTATAGGATGTGTTATCTTTATGATAAAAAATTTCGTGATAGTATGAAATCAAAACGCAAAATGGCAATCGCTAAATCAATGAATCTTGATCCTTTTATACAGTATAAAGCATATCGCTCTCATTGGCATTCATTCGCAGCGCTAAAAAAGCATCTTATCGCGAACAACAAACAAATAGAGTTAAGCAGTCAGGAGGCGCACAAAATTGCAAAAGATAGGCAACAAGCAGAAAGCAATCATACACATGGCGAAAACTCAGTTGGGGCTGGATGATGACCGTTATCAGGATGTGTTGGAATGTGTCTGCGGTGCCGGGGTCCGCTCTTCCAAAAACCTGAATTTTGACCAATATAACAAACTGATTCAACGGTTTACGAAAATGGGTTTTGAATTAAAACCAAAAGTGAACAAAGGCCACCGGCAGCCATATCATAAAGCACCTGGACCCGATCCGGACGGCCTCCCCTCCCCGGCCCACCTGAAGAAGATTAACGACCTTTATGATCAACTTGGCTGGGTTGAAAGTGAACGCCGGATTGGATTCAACCGGCGGGTTATCAAGAAACCCTGGCCTCAAAACCGGGAGGAAGCCAATAAAATAATCGAAGCTCTAAAGTCAATGGTTGCGCGGAAACAGAAAATGGGATAAAATAAGGGAGTGAATTTTATGGAAATCAAAGATTGGGCTAAGGAGGTTAAAGCCGAAGACATTCCATCCAGTTTTCAGGACATTGTATATGCCATAGGAATTGAGGCTCTTTTAAAACTATCGTTTTCAGTTGGCGGAACTACGTTATATGTTCCAAAACCGGAATTTTTCTTACACAAAGCCAAAGAACGTCTTATCATTGATGAATATAACAAAGGATCAACAATCAAGGAACTGGCTTTGAGGTACCAACTTAGCGATGCATGTATACGAAAGATAATTAGCGATTATTTTCTGGAAAAAGAGCAACTGAAATTATTCGAAAAAGATGTCTCTTAGAACCGTTCCTGAGTACTTTATTACCCATAATTGATACAATCCCAGTGTAGAGTTAATGCACTGGGATTTTTGTTTTAGGCAGTCAAATGGGGGCTGGGCCTAACTGTCCGGATACGGGCAGGTGCGGAATAACCGCAAAGCTCCCACCAAATCGCGGGGTGGAGGAGCGGTTCCTCAAGGGGTTCATACCCCCGTTTACGCCGGTTCGAATCCGGCCCCCGCAACCAATGTTTTACCGGGACAAGGATGTCTCGAATAAATACCAAGGATGGGATGACAACATGAGATTACGCAGCCCGATTGTTTGGTTTGGCGGAAAAAGCGCGATGGTTTCCAAATTAAAACCATTACTGCCGCCATCTCAATCATACAAGATTTTCGTTGAAGTCTTTGGCGGGGGAGCCAATCTTTTATTCGCCAAGGAGCCCATGGGAATCGAGGTATATAACGACCTTGATTCGGGTTTGGTTACATTCTTCCGGGTGTTGCGGGACACCAAAAAATTTACGAGGTTTTACCATTACGCGATAAATACCCCGTACAGCCGGGAAGAGTTCAAGTTTTGCAGGGATTCCTGGCTGGAGTGTAAAGATGAAGCCCTAAAGGCATACCGCTGGTTTGTCAAGAACCGGATGAGCTTCGCGGGACTAGGGAGAAGCTGGGGACGGTCAGTCACATCCAGTACGCGCGGGATGGCCGAAGCCCCGGCAAGCTGGATGAGTATCCTGGAATTACTTCCGGTAATCCACCACCGCTTGAGGGGAGTGCAGATCGAACAAAAGGACTTCCGAGCCATCCTTGCCGAGTATGATACGCCCGAAACGTTCTTTTATTGCGACCCGCCTTATGTGCCAGAAACCAGGCGCGACGGCAAATATACCCATGAAATGACGTTGGATGACCACCGGGATTTAGTCCAAGTCTTGTTGCAACTCAAAGGGAAAGCGATACTTTCCGGGTATGCCCACCCGGTTCACCGGTCATTAGAAGAGGCTGGATGGGAACGCCGGGATTTTGAAATGACCTGCACCGCCACCGGCAGGACTCGTGGAAGCAGGCACTTGACCAAAGAGCAATTAAAGCGAATCGAAAGCGTATGGATCAGTCCAAAGCTCAAATCAGGAGGTTAATTCATGAATTCGTTTATTCTGATTAAACCGGATGGAAGCCAACAAGAAACGCCGTTCTTATTGAAAAATGGCGTTCCTTGTATTTCAGAACATGTTTTCTGTTCCGAATTCGGTGAACATGATGACAAAGGAAATTGGGTGCCGGAGATCCCGATCCGGGCGTTCGAACCGACACTTAAATTGTTTGAAGCAATCCGGGAGATCGTGGGTCAACCGATTGCCATTAACTCCGGGTACCGTACTATCGAAAAACAAAAATACTTATATAAAGCCGACCTTGAAAGCAATGGCGGAAAGCCATCCGGAAAAGTCGCCAATCCTGCCAATGCCCCGCATACCACCGGAACGGCAATGGATCTATCCCTACCGGCAGGATATACCGCTCAGCAATTGGCCCAACTAATCCGGCAAACATCGGTCAAGCTTGGGTATCCAATGGCCCGTACCGGATATATCACTTATGATTATAAATTTGTTCATTTCGATTTGGTGTTTCTATTATATGCCCCATATACTAAAACGCCTAATCCCGCACCTGCTTTATGGTTTCCGGGAGGTTCATGGTAATGCGCAACGGAACCAAGATATTAATCGGATTCATCGTTACAAATCAGTTAGTCATTTATTCCCTGGTGTTTTTAGGACTTTTCACCCAAAAATCAAATCCAACCTTTTGGCCCAATGCGGCGGGAGTTATCGGAGCTTTAGCCGGGTTTAGCGCCTTGGCATTTGGAGCCAACGAATGGCGGAAAACAAGAGAAAATACAACCCGTAAGGAGTGATTTCCATTTGCAGATTAAATTTTCGATGTTTGTTGCTGCCCTTATTATCGCTTTTATTGCTGGTTATTATCTCAGCTTCAACCAGAGCCGAGTCGAACTACGCAATTACCGAAAACGACTTGACGAAACTACTTTCAATCTTGCAAAGGCTCGAAGCGCTCAACAAGACGCTATCCGAAGAGTTGAATACCTCCAAAACGAACTTGACGCTGCTACAAAACGAGTTAACGATTTGCAAGCAAGAGTTGACGGAATTAGAACAACGGCTGCAAGTATCGGAGACGGAATCGAAAGCGCTGTTAAGGGAGTTAACGAATGCAAACACCTTATTAACGAAAGCATCACTATCCTTCAACGAATACAAGCAAGCGGCGGAAGCGAAGATCCGTAAATTGGCCTTCCAGCGTAACATATCAATATTCGTAACAATCATTACTTTTTTAGGGGTGGCGCTTTAATGAATAGCGGAAAGATACCTGAAATTTACGTGGCGCTTTGGCCGATACTCCTATCCGTTTTAACATTTGCCATCGGGATTATTGGGACATTATTCAAAGTACTCTGGGATCAAAACAATAAGAAGCAATTGGAACAAGACCAGGCCATCAAGGAATTGCAAAACGCCATCACCGAGTTGCCTGAAAAATACGCTTTAAAAATGGACTTTACAATCGCCATAACACAAATACAAAAAGAGATCAAGGACATCAGTGAAAAGATAGTCTGTTTGAATAACAACGTAATTGCAGCCATTAACGATTTGAGTATTAAGGTAGCCAAACTCCCTGGAGGTGAAGATCCGTGACGGAATATAAAGGTCCAGTGGCATTTACTGAATACAAAGAGATCCGCTATTGGATACTCCGGCTCTTATATAATCATCTTCCGGCTGGGTGCAGCGCGCACACATTATCCGGCATGTTAATCAGCCTGGGTTTTAATATAGAAGAAATGCATGTATCCGGCCATCTCCGATATCTGGCGGATAAAGAGTATATCGATCTGGAAGAAAAAGAAGTGAAACCGTTGGGTATCACTAGGCACATTGCCACACTCAACTCAAAAGGCGTCGACTTTGTGGAAGGTAATCTCCCTGAAGATCCGGGGATCATTCGGAAGTGAGGAGGGGTAATTCAATGAATGACCAAACTATGGCCATGCAACATAACAAACATATACGGGGATATATAATGCGTATGTTGGTAAAAAGCCCTCAATATACGTTACTCTGTCACCAAATATCACAAAAATTAATTTACGATAGAATGACAGGCGATCCGGATATATCACCTTTTTTAAATTACCTCGCGGAAAAAAAGTATATCCAATTTGTCGGTAAAAACACAGCGTATACAACCTATGCCAATGACCTGCCGGTTAGTTTAACGGCCAGTGGTATCGATTTAGTTGAAAGCTCCATCGAAGATCCGGGAGTGGACATCTAAATGGGTGAACAGCGCCGCAGAACCAGGATTCGGTCTAAAATCGATGATCTGCCGCCGGACGTTAAGGTCATGGTTGACCTGATGTTAGCGGATACACGTAATACGTATCAAATGATTGCCGATTATATCGCCAGCACCGGCAATGAAGTATCCAAAAGCGCGGTTGGCGCATATGCGCTCCGGAAGAACTCAGCTGCTCAACGGCTGAAAGAGGCGCAGGAACAAACCAAAACCTTGATCGAAGTGGTTAAACAAAATCCTGACGCTGATTATACTGAACCGGCGCTGCAAATTATCGGCGGCGAATTGACCAAAAAATTCGCGGCGGCCCAGGAAGAATGGGACGAAATGCCGCTCGACAAGGCCGGGAGACTGATGGTTGCCCTCTCCCGTACCAAGGTTTATAAGGATAAAATCCGGGCGGATTTAGCCGCGAAAACCAAGGTGGCGCTCGAAGAATTTAAACGACAAGTATACGCTGAGTTTGAAAAATATCCGGATCTATTGGAGCGGATTATCTCCATCGCCAATCAGATGGCCGATAAGCTGGAGGGAGACGAATGAACTGGTATGTCCTGCAGGTCCGAACCGGCGAAGAGGTCGCCATCCGGAATGCCATCGAAAACAAGATCGGTGTTAAAGCCTGGGTACCGCGCCGCACCATATGCGAGCGCCATCAGGGTAAAATACAAACTGTCATCAAGACCATTTTGCCATCCTATGTATTTACTCAAATCAACTTGGAGCCAAAGGTTTATTATCAGTTAAGACGTATCTCCGGAGTGATCCGGTTCCTGGGCGGCAATGGCCCGGAGCCGGTACCGGAACCGGAAATGACATACATGTTTAAAATGTGTGGTGATGGTGAACTGGCCGGACTATCCACCCTCTCCATCGGCGACGGTATCAGGGTACTGGCCGGGCCGCTCCAAGGGATGGAAGGACAGATCGTCCGAATTGATAAGCGCAAGCTCCGGGCCAGGGTCAGGCTGACCCTCTTCGGTCAACCTCATTTTGTGGATATGGGTTTGGAGGTTCTAAATGGAACTTGAGCTTTATCGATGCGGTTCCATCGTAACAATTAAATTGATTAATATCCAAGGCATTATTACTGGCATATGTATCAGAGATAATCGCATCACGTATGAAGTATCTTATTGGATTTCGATAAAAACAAAAAAGAATCTATTGGATTTATAAAAGCATCCGGTTGAAACGCCACCCGTTACGGCGGGGGCGGGGATTCCGGAGAACAAATTTTAAATTGACTGACGCATCACAAGCGCCGGATGGCGAAGCTATGCTAAATAAGAAATTTAGGGAGATGAGGCAATGGTTCAGACAATTATTATCATTTGTTTATTTATATGGGTTGCTTGCGAGGTTATCAGATTGGTTTTGCATATACGCCAAAAAACCGGCAAGATGACCCTTGGTTCGTTTAAACCATTTTTCACAAAAGAACCCAAATCTGAACCCGGTGAAATATTTGAAAAAGCTCTGGAACAATCTTGTGAAACAAGTAAGTTTTGTCCGGTTAGAGATGGGACGTACCGATGGACGTGTTATTCTCATGAGGATGTTGAATGCAGTAACTGCAGAAAAAATTATTTCATTAATATGGCAAAAAAGCAGGGAGTCCCTGAATGATTGGTTACAAAAACAAACACGGCCAAATTCTATTTGTCTCCCCCGGCCTGGGCGGAGACAATTTTGCAACATATATCAAAAAACCAAATGGCGGCATCCGGCGATTTTGTTCTCGCCTGCTGCCAGTGCGTCCTGATCGGAGCCAGGCCGACTATGACCTGCGAAAATATGCCATGATTACCGGGATGCATAAAGTCGAATTACCCGACGACTATGTTCTAGATCGAAAATATGTCGGAATTAAACGATGAATAAAGGTTAATTAAATGGGCATTTTAAAAGACTTTCAACGCAAAGAGATCAAGCGTGACTTCGGGAACCTGAAGGAACTGCTTGAAAAATATCTTAACCGGGACGATCATCCGCGCCGGGTGGAACTGCGCGGGATGTATCAGACCGGGCATAGTCTGACCGGCAAGACCGGTCTACGGCGGAAACTTGCTGCCATTGATCTGGAGTTTTTCGGCAAAGCATATCTTCCCCATTATTTCATCCGGGAGACCCCGGAGTTTCACCGGGAACTAGATAAAATCTGGAGCGCAGGCGTACTGAGAAATCAAGACCCCGACACTCCGAAAGCTGCGGAAGATTTTTACCGGATTAGTGGAAACAAGCGGGCGGTAGCTGCTCCGCGCGGTCATGCCAAAAGTACGACGTTTACGTTTAAAGATGATTTACATGTAATTTTATATGAATACAAACATTATATTCTCATCCTTTCCGACTCATCCGATCAGGCTGAAGGTTTTTTGGAAGACATTCAAACCGAGATTGAAGATAACAAAGCGATTATCGAAGATTTCGGAGATTTAGAAGGCAAGAAAGTCTGGAATAAAAGCGCCCTTCTTACTTCAACGGATATCAAAGTTGAGGCCATCGGCTCCGGGAAAAAGATTCGCGGTCGCCGCCACCATAACTGGAGACCCGATCTAATTGTTTTGGATGATATCGAAAACGATGAAAATATAGCGAATCCGGCCCAGCGAAAAAAGTTGGCGAATTGGTATTTCAAAGCGGTCAGCAAATCCGGTGACACTTATACGGATATCATGTATATCGGGACAATTCTGGACTATGATAGTTTACTATCAAACATCTTGAAAAATCCCGGATATCAATCCAAGAAATATCAGGCTGTAATCTCCTGGGCTACCAATATTGAACTTTGGGATCGCTGGAACGAGATTTATATCGATCTTGCAAATGAGAACCGGGAAGCCGATGCCAGGGCGTTTTTTGATAAAAACCGCGAGGCCATGCTTGAAGGCACTCAGGTTTTATGGGAAAATAAAAAATCTTATTATGACCTGATGGTTGACAAGGTTGTTGAAGGTGAGGATTCGTTTTTCTCCGAATTTCAAAACGACCCCAGCAATCCCGAAGACTGTATTTTCAAAGAGGAATGGCTGGATGAATACCATCCGCCGGAGATTGACTTTCGGGCCGGATTTAGCTTTTATGGGTTTCTCGATCCGTCGCTTGGGAAGAATACCCGGAGCGATTATAGCGCAATTATCACTCTAGCCAAGCAAGACTCAACCGGCTATCTTTTTGTTGCCGACGCCGATATCGACCGGCGGCATCCGGACAAGATCATCGAAGACTGTCTGGAAAAAGAGAAGTGGCTCCGCCAGACCTATGGCCGGGGATATAAAAAGTTTGGTTGCGAGACTAACCAGTTTCAATGGTACCTTAAAGAGAACCTGGCAAAAGCGAGCGCCGCCGCCAACCTTTACTTGCCTATTGAAGAGGTGCCGCAGCATTACGACAAAATTGGGCGTATCACCACGATGCAGCCGGATGTGAAAAACAAGTATATCAAATTCAATAAAAAACATAAATTGCTTTGGGAGCAAATGATCCGTATCCGTAAGGACGGGCGTGGCGGTCATGATGATGGCCCGGATGCGCTGGAGGGCGCCCGGACCTTGGCAAAGGGACCAATGATTGATCAGACATTAGCAAAGATCTTCCAGGGGGTGAAAGTATGGGCGCAAACGGCTTTTGGGGAATGATAACCGGGGAAATGTCAAAGCTCCGGAATTATCTCTCCAATTTCGGCATTAAAATAACCAGCGTGTATAACTCCTGGAAACTCGACAGCAGCCAGGTAAACTATGAATTAGCCCGCGCGCTTTATGATAATACGGATGACCGATATAAACTCGGGGCCGGTTTTTGCAAACGGATCATCAATGCCAAAGCCGGGTTTATCGGGGTGCCGAAGTTCAACTCAACTGATCCGGAGGCCCAGGATGCCCTGGATGCATTTTTTAACGACAACATCTCACAGCGCGGTCAAACCATGAAAAAGATGCTGGTTGAAGGACGCTGCATTGTTTGGATTACCCGTGAGGAGACCGATGCCGTTCTATATCCCGAAAGTAAAGCGCACCTGGTTTATAATATTATCCCTAACGAATCACTGAAAGGCATCATTCGGGACCCGGTTACATTACAGCCGGTGGAATATGTTTTTGCGTTTACCCAGGAATGGTACGATAAGGAAGGCAACAAAAAGACCACATACATCCAGGAGCATGTTACGGCAGCCGGACGCCGCCGCCAGCAAAGCGGCGATCTAATTCCTGATTTTCAAGAAGAGCTAGAAACCAATTGGGGCTTTATCCCGATTATCATCTTTAACAACGAAGCGGATGTAACCCGCGAATCCGGCCAGAGCGAATTCGAACCAGTGGAACCGTATTTGAAGGCATATCATGATCTGATGTTCCGGGCGCTCCAAGGCAGCCATATGCATTCCACCCCGCGCATGAAGCTAAAAGTCAAGGATGTAGCTTCATTTTTGCTATACAACTTTGGAATCGCCGACGCCCGAAAATTCGCCGAAGAAGGCGGCAAAATCAAGCTTGACAACCATGAGTTGTTAATTCTTCAGGATGGCGAAGACGCCCATTATATCGAAATTCAAAGCCCGGCGGGCGGCGCGGAAGCCCTTTTAAAACTGCTCTTTTACTGCATCGTTGACGCTTCGGAGACCCCGGAATTTGTCTTCGGAGTCCATACGCCGTCGGCGCTCAGTTCCGTCAAGGAACAGATGCCGGTCTTCGGGAAAACCATTGACCGCAAACGGGACAACGTGGCCGACTCATGGAAACGGCTGGCCCGGATCGTGCTGGCCATGACGGCCCTCTCCCAGGGAAAACATTTTGCCACCTATGCAACAACATTGGAATGGGAGGAAATCGCGGCCAGGGATGATAAGGAAGTCGCCGAAACCATCAAGGCGATTGTGGAGGCTTTGAATACGGCCATTGAGGGTAAATTCTGCTCGGTTGAGGCGGCGACGGCGTTCCTTCAAAAATATATCCCCACTATGCGCGATTATAATCCGGAGGAAGCTCCGGACCGGACCGAACGGGAGCGCATTATCGGCAACGCCATCGAGCGGGAACGGCTGGCGGACGGCGCTCTCAACTTGGAAGAAAAAAAGGCGCTTGAAACAGAAATAGCCGTTTAGCAGGCGTTTTAAAAACAGTCCGACAATTGTCCGACAAATGTCGGACGGTCGGCCAAATGTCCGCCATTTGTCGGACAAATCAATCTAGCTGGGGTTTTGTGCTGAGGTGATTTGATGGCTGAAAAAGATATCGACCAGATTAAAAAGGCAGCCGGTGAATACTCCAAGGAAGCCCTGGAGGGACGGAAGATGTATATTGATCTCCGGCTCCGCCAGGACCCGGAGGTCCGGACGATTTATATCCGGGCCGCCGAGCGGATCGCCAGGGCGATTATTCGGGGAGGAGATACTCCCCTACGGAAAAAACAACTTGCGGGATTATGGAGACTGCTGCGTGAGGAAGCCGGACTTATTGAAAAAGATCTCACTGAAAAGCTCGATGAATATATTTTGGAAGGAATCGAAGCCGGAGGCTGGCAGAGCCGGGCGGTTACGATCAAACTTTTTAAACAGGTTAAAACTCCCCTGGTTAAACTGGAGCAACTGGAACGGATGTATGTACGAGTCAACCGTGAAGCGGTAAACGCCATTTGGAACCGGACCCAAAAAGGGATAAAGCTTTCGAAGCGGATCTGGAACACATCCAAAAACGCGGGGACGGCCATTCAAAACATTATCCAGGATGCAGTCGCCAGCGGCCAGGATGCGGTGACGACCGCAAAGATGTTGCAACAATATGTAAAAAAAGACGCATTTACACTGGCAAAAGATTATCCCAATCTAATGCTAAATATGAAAGGCCGGATTCCCAACGATCTTAGTTATGAGGCGCTTCGTCTGGCCAGGACTGAGACCGCCGCCGCCTTCGGCCAGGGCGCCATCCGGTCGGCGCAAGCTTCGCCTTCCGCCAAAGGGATAAAATATTGCCTGTCAGCCGCCCACCGGATTGCCGATATTTGCGATGAATTGGCACGGGATAATGAAGCCGGACTGGGGCCGGGGATTTATGCCGTGGATGATCCTCCACCCTACCCCGCCCATCCCAATACCATGTCATATCTGGTGACAGTGAATGAATCACCGGATGATTTTGTCAAACGGCTGAAAGGATGGGTAAATAATCCAACTAATGATGGGGATCTGGAAAAATGGTATAACAATATATATAAGGGAGGGAATAATGGCTGACGTTTTTAAGGGCGCTTAAAAGGAGTTTAAATAGAATTAAACAATATTTGCAATAAAATCATTATCCTAAATCTTACCCGCTGAAAAACACTCCCATGGAGGTGTTTTTAGTTTTGCCTCAATGAGAGGAGGTGAAAAATTTGAGAAAAAAAGCGTTTATTTGTGGTGAAATGGCCGCTGAACCATTCCGGCCCGTTGGTATTATCGCCCATATCTGTGGCGAGATGTCGCCGGAGGATATCCCGGTGACGGCGGAAATCGACATCGCAGCGTTGAAAGATGGAGATACCGACCCCATGGAGGTAGTTGTCGAGGTTCCGGTTAGTAAATCAAAACGCGGCTGGAATTATAAACCGAAAGCCCTGCAAGACATCGTTGGTGAAGTAATGGACAAAGGACTACCCGGCTTTTTGGGACATCAAAAAGCTGAAAATGTCGGCAATGAGTTTCCGATTCCCGTAACTCATTGGGTAGGAGCGAAATTCGATCCGAACGCCATAATTAAAACAGGCAAATCCATCAGCAAGGGCGCTGCCTATTTTCGCGGCATCGTCGATAAAAGCGCGACGGATCTGAAACGTTGGATCAGAGGCAAGATGGTCAAAGAAGTCTCCATTTTTGGTATGCCTCAATTACAACAGGTTAAAGGCGAGATAGACGTGATTGGCTATGCTCCCCTTTCCATCGACTGGACTCCGCCGGGCCGGGCTGGAATGCCGACCAGAATTGTATCCATCGGCGAAATGGACATCCTTGCCGGTGAGCTTGACGGCAGCCACGAGGAACTGCGGGATGCGCTCCAAGCGGCTGTTCGTGAGCTGCTCACCCCGGACTCAAAAAAAGGGTACGCCTGGATTCGCCGGGTCTTCGACGAACATGTCATTGTCGAGCATGAAGACAATGGCCAAGTAAAACTATATCAATTTCCTTACTCGGTGACGGATGACAAAGTGGTTCTTGGCGCAAAAACCGAAGTTACGAGGAAAGAAGACTATGTCCCCGTCAACGGGGAAATCGATGATAAAGGAGGCGCGAAACCAAATATGAAGGAACTATTGGAAAAATTCAAGGGTATGTTGGCGTCGGGTGAAATCACCAAGGCGCAATTCATCGCCGCTGTCGGTGAAATGTTGGGCATCACCATCCAGGAAGTTACCGGCGAAATGGCTGTCGTCCAGCAAGACGCCGCCACTCTAATTAAGGTTAGGGAAGTTCTGGGAGTATCCGGCGAGATGGATGTGGTCGCGGTGGCCGGAGAAGCCGGTAAGGCTCTCGAAGCCAAGCGTCAAGATGATTGTGATAAACTCATCGCTGAAGTGCTTGGAGAAAAGGTCGCTGGAGAGATGGCGCAGCTTACCATCCTTGAAGCGCTCAAAGTGCCGGTAACGGCTACCAAGGAGCAGATCGCCGGAGAGATTGACAGCCTGCTGGCCAAGGATTCAATTAAAGCTCTGTTTAGCAAGATGCATTTGGATACGCCGGTTCCGGGCGGTAATAGCGGTAAAGATTCGGCGGGTGGTTTTGCCCGGATTGAATCAGTATCTATATGATGAACATCATAAAACGGCATCCTGAAACCGGGGCATTTACCAGCCAAAAAAAGGACGGAACATTTACCCCGGCAGTATCAAAACCGGGAGTAGTCTTAACCAATCTTTCGGAACAACCCGAAGGACCGGCGATATTAATCCAAAGGCAGATCACCGGGCAAAATGGGTTTAATGTTCTTAAATAGCTTTAATATCGGTTAATATCATTTGAGGAGGTAAATTATGGGGCGAAAAGTCAGCAACGGGATGGGCATAAAAGTTACAGTACCCGAAAGTACCACCATTGAACAAGGCAAGTTTTATGTGTTGGATGGGATTTTTGGCATGGCGTTACAATCGGTAACAACCGGCGCTGGAGAAACAAGCTCGGTTATTCTAAGCCTTGATCCGGGCGAATATGAAACCGGCCAGATTCTCACTACCGATGTTATGAACAAGGGTACCAAAATCTATTACGATACCACCAACAAACGGTTCACCATCACGTCTTCCGGTAATATTTTTGCCGGTGTCGTAACCGTGGCCAAGGATGCTGGAAATATCATTTGGTTCCTGTTCATGCCAAACAGCGCGGAAGTGGCGGCATCATTAGGTTCAGCGAAGAGTTTTGCGACTTTCTTCATTCCGGGAACCATTACGGCTGGAGCGGGAAAAGTCGCCAATTTCGTTTTTGGAAAAAGTGTAACGGTTGACAAAGTCAAGGTCAGAGCCAAAACATTACCGGGTGAAACTCATTCGCTCGACATTGATGTCAATAATGGCGCCAGCAGTTTATTCACTGCCGCCCAATCCATTGCCAGCACCGACACGGCGAATGCGTTTAAAGAATTTACTCCAAATGCGGACCCGGCTAAAAATAGCTTTGATGCTGACGATATTTTATCGATTGATATCGACAACGCCGGTGACACTGCTGCGGCTGATGTAGAGATTGTGGTCGAGTTCACTCAAAACGTCTAATCCAAATCGGATTAGTATCAAATCAAATATTGGAGGTGTAAATTCGTGAAAATTATAAGCATTGAATCGCTCCGGCAAGAGAGGCGCACCGGGACCATCGAACAACGGATTGCCTATATCTCCCCCACCGGAGAGATGAGGACGGTTGTTAAAAAAATTGTTAATGGTGAAATGGATATCATGGTACTTAACCGGCCTATTGGTGAGATGATTACTACTCCAGCCGGTTTGGATACCCTGGTACAAAAAACCGTCATCGATCTTGAACTGGGCCGCGAAGCGGTCCCGTTGCTTTATGGCCCCATATACCGGACTGTCAACGATCCCAATTTAACCCAGAATGTCGACATCAAAGCCTTTGTCGGGTGCCAAGTGGTATTTCTGCAAGTGCTTGAGGGTGAAGACGTTAAATTCGGCAGCCGTAAAGTAACCGCCGGAGATACGGTACCGATTATCACCTATGCGGCTGGTTTGGAATGGTCTGAGGATCTGGTACTGTACGACAAAACCTGGGAGATGTCGGAAGCCAATCGGGCCATGGGTGAAGCTCATAATGCGCTGCTCAATCATATCCATCTTAGCCCAATACTTACCTTTAACTATGCGGCCAAAAACCAGACCGCCGCCGATGCTACCGGGTCCACCGCAATTGAAAAACTCCGGAACACTATCGAAAACGGTCTGACTCATGCCGCGCAGGATAAGAATACCGATACCAAAGCGCCGCGCCGTCCCAATATTTTATTGGCGCATTCAGCCAAACGGATGGCGATTGAGCGTTGCCTCAAAGAGTTCCAAGTTGGCGGCACTGTCTATCCGGCTTTGTCCCAGATTGACACCCTGATTTTTTATGATGGCTGGAGCGGTGTGGTCGGCGAAAAGACCATGACGTATGCCGGATGCAATACCGGCAAAGCCTATCTGGTTGAAGGCAAAAAATACTTTGTCGAACTGATCAAGCACGGGTTACAAATCGACGCCACCGGAGCCGATCTGAAACGGCTGATCGAAAACGGAATTGTCGGCCGGGTCCGTCGCGGCGTCATTTCCAGCCCGGCCAACGCGGTTGAGGAATTAACCTTGCCTTAAAAATTGCCTTTTAAACTGATTTAAAAATCCATTAAACCGTCCGGTACTTGGGTACCGGGCGGTTTTTGAAAGAAGTGAAATTGATGGAACCGACAGCGGATCTTCGCGAGGAATTAAGGGAAATGCTTGGAGAGGAGATTCCTTCCGGGGGACAGGATACGGATACTAATTTCACAGCGGCGCAAATCGACAAATTACTTGCCAACGCCCAAACCCTTTACCAGGCCGCCGCCGCAGGATGGCGGAAAAAAGCGGCCAAGTTGATTCAAAAACTCGGTGAAATCGCTGAGTATTCCGTCGGGCAGGAAACGTATAAAAAGGTCAACCTGCAAACGGCGATAAATACCGCCCAGGACATGATCAAAATGTACGAAGACCTCGACAAAAAAAGTAATCCAGCCACCAATACCGGGTCAATGATCCTGAAGATTACACCGCCGGAGGTATTGTAATTATGGATATCGTCACCCGCCGACGCAATGATATTTTATGGAATATTCACCAAAACCCTGTATCTATTAATATTACCCGTACCGAAAAAGTCAGATCAGGCGGCGGGTTTACTGAAACCAAAAGCGCCATTGGCCCTTTTACCGTCCGGATTTATCAGCAAAAAAGTAGTAGCCAGCAAGAAGTGAGTTCGATGGCCGGAACAAAACAAAAAAATCCCAACTGGGGGATGCTGGCGGATTACCAGTCCGACATCAAAGCCGGGACCAATGTAACGGATGAATTTGACGCGCTGGGTGGACACTTCAAAGTGACTACGGTGAACCCGCAATATTACAACAATCAAATCGTCGGATACCAGTGCGATCTGGAACAGGTGATGTAAATGCCCATCATAGGAGGTATTACAATGACGAATTTATATTCCCAGGTCAAGTATGGATTCGGAAGTCGACTGTTAACGTTGGTTCGAAAAATGTTTTTGGCTGGATTAATTATTGGAATCGGCATAGGAATCGGGTTGGGATATATATTTTGGGGGCGTTGATTTCTCATGGCTTTCCTTGATCAAGCGTTGGACGATCTCAACCGGAAAAAAGCCGGTACCTATGCCCTGTTAAAAAACTGGTCCGGGCATCTGGAAAGCACCGCCAAAATTAATGCCCCATGGACGGATCGGACGGGCAATACCAGACAGGGTTTAAATAGCGATGTTGAGGACAAAGGTGAGGAATTAGTTCTGTTTCTGGCCCATAGCCAACAAACCGGCGAATATCTGGAAGAAGGCACCGGACTTCATGGCCCGAAACACAAAAAATATGTGATCCGGCCCAAAAATAAAAAAGCTTTATTTTGGGGTGGGGCCCGGCATCCGGTCAAAGAAATCCATCATCCCGGCATGAAGGCAAGGCCGGTGATCGAGCCGACATTGAACGACAACCTGGATGGTATCAAACAAACGATCCGGGATCTATGGGAGGTCTAAGATATGCGCGACGCCATCAGGCAGCAGCTTATATTGCAAATTGCGGAAATCGGCGACCGGTGTTTCGACCCGAACGCAGCCGGAGCCGATACGGAAAAACCCTACCTTGTTTTGCAAAAAGGCAGCGAAACCGAAGACAGCGCCTGGACCGGATATCGCCGTATACTTGAAATCTGGCCCAGCATAAGCCGGACCAATTTTCAATCCCTGGACAGCCTGGCGCAAAAGGTTATCAGCGCACTCGAAAAACAGCCCTTGACCACCCAAAGCGGGGAAACATTCACCTGCTTATATATCGGAGAGGCCGGGCCGGATTCGGTCGTCGAAGAATGGGATCTCCTCACCCGCGGATTGCGGTTTGCGATCCTGGCCATCCAGCCGGTGGCGGTTACCGAAACCGTGGCGGATGATCCTTGGCTGGGCGCCCTTTATGACTGGACGGATGGCCTGTTGAACCCGGAGCCGGAACCGGAATGGACCATCTATCTGAATGCCTGGCCGGTTGGATATAAAATGCCGTCAGTCCTGTGGCGGTTGACTAACATTAAAGTAACGCCGATGCATGCCGGATTGTTTGAAATATCGAAACAAATCACCGGCCATGTACTGGGGCGGACGCCGAATGAACAATTTAACGTCATGATGCGCCTTGTCGAAGGATTGGGCAGCAGTGTCAAAATCCCGTTGGATCTTGTCAATAAAAGGTATTTAACGGTGCTTTCCTCTGCCGGGGGATACAATCCAAACGCGGTCAGCGCGTTAAAAAACGGCCAGATCGCTTTGACTTTGAAACGCCTGACGTCAAAACCGGTGGAAGAGGCTCCTCCGTTAATCGGTAATGTTACACAGAAGGGAGAATTAATCTAATGGCTGAAAAGAAAGAAAAAGATCCTAGCCCGGCCCCCAAATATCCGCTTGATGAATTACTAAGCTACAGTGAAACCATCTTTAATTGCAAGCCGGAGGTAATTCGCGGGGCGATTGCCGGGACGAAGCAGCAAGAATTCACCATTGACGAAATGAAGAAGCTTATTGGTAGCTTCACGAACAGGAGGGTGATTACCTGATGGCCGGAGGAAATTGGAGTCCGACTGAGTTACCCGTATTACCAGGTTTTTATTTAAATTTCCAATCAGCGGCCCTGGCCGGTATCCAGACGGGGGCCAGAGGCATTATTTGCGTCCCGGTGAAAGCCCACTGGGGACCGGTGCGCGAATTCAAAAACATCACCAGTGAGCAGGAGATCATTGATACTTTTACCGATGCCGATACATATGGCGCTACAGCGTATAAAACGCTCCGGATGGCGCTGCTCGGCGGAGCCAAGCAAATTATGGCGTTCCGCCTGGCGGATGATAATGCGGCCATTGCCACCATTACCCTGCAGGATGGAACCCCGGTTAATGTATTAAAACTGGATACGTTGTACCCGACAACCAGGGCGTTCAAAGTGACCGTGCAGGTAAATCCGGTGGACGGAACCAAGAAAGATATCAAACTGTATGAAGGAACCACCCTGTTACGGACGTTTACATTCACAAGCGGCACCGTGCAGGCGGCGGTGGATGCAATCAATCAAGATACGGCCAATCTTTGGATTACCGCCACCAAACTGGCTGACGGGAATGGAGTGCTGGCCGATATCAGCGGCCAGGATTTTACCGGGGGGAATTCCGGAACCCAAAATATTCTGGCGGCTGATTATACCGAATTTCTGACAGCGGCGGAAACCCAAAGTTTCAATATTTTGACGCTGGACGGGGTTTATGATGAATCGATTCAGACCAGTGTTAAATCCTGGGTTGAGCGGGTCCGTTCGGAAGGTAAATTTGTCATGGCCGTACTCGGAGGATCATCGGCATCGGATACCGCATCGGATGCCGTTGCCCAGGCAATGGCCCGGAGCGCCGGATTCAACTATGAGGGCGTGATTAATGTCGGTACCGGTGTAATCCTGGACGGGACCTCATATTCCAGCGCCCAGGCCGCTCCCTATGTGGCCGGTCTAATCGGTGGTCAAAAACTCAGTGAATCGACCACTTACGCCCCCACCCCGTTTGATGATGTCACCCGGCGCTGGACGATGTCGGAACAAAAAACGGCCGTGCAAAACGGGGTGTTTATACTTGTCCACGATGGCCGGATTGTCAAGCCGTTGAAGGGCATTAATTCGCTCATTACCCTGCGGCAAGGACAGAATAACCAGTTTAAAAAAATACGGGCCATCCGGGTTATGGACGCGATGAATTCCGATATGCTCAAGGCCGCCGAAGACAACTATATCGGAAAAGTAAACAATACCGAGGAAGGCCGTCTGTCGCTGATCGGGGCATACAAGCAGTATATGCTGGTCCATGTCCAGGGCGGTACGATTGAGTCCACCGATTGGGATGTCTGGCTCGACCCAACTTATCACGGACCCAACGCCACCATCACCCCGGAGCCGGATCAGGTTTATGTTCAGTGGAAAGCCCGTATTACCGATGTCATGGAATATATATTCGGTACGTTTACCGTACAATGAGGAGGTGAAAACGATTGCCGCCGTTAGATGCAAGCAGGATTGTACATGGTGATTTCGGTAAAATTTTCATTGATGGCGAATGGGAATCGAATTTTAATCACCTGGAAGCGAAAGTCGCCATCAACAAGGAAGAATTGCACCTGTCCGGTGATAACTGGGTCAGGCATAAAAGAGGCACCAAAAAAGGGACCGGAGCCATGGCCGGGTTTAAAGTGACCAGCCGGATGCTGGAACGGGAGTTTGGTAAATTTGAGGTGATTTCAAAGATCGATGATCCGGAAGCGTTTGGATATGAGCGCATCCGGCTGATGAATGTAATGGTTGACGAACTGGAACTTGCCAACTGGACAGCCGGAGAGACGGTAAAAGAAAATGTGCCGTTTACGTTTGAAGGGTACGAATTGCTGGACCCGATCCGGGCGAGCTAAATTTTATTGAACCGGTATTTAAAACGATTTGAAGGAGTGTTGAATATGGATTTAAAAGCCATGACCGAGGAACAGGTTTTGGAAAGACTGTTACGTCACGATGACTCTCAATTGCCGACGCAGACGCTGTTTATAAAACGTCTGCAAATACCGGTCACATTGAGAGCGTTGGAAGAATCCGAGTTGGAACGGCTGCGGCGCAAATGCACCTATACCATCCGGGGTAAAAAAGGCGGCGATGTTGAAAAATTGAATGAAGATGAGTACGCATACGCCGTGATCGTGAAAGGGACCGTTAGCCCCAATTGGGCCGATCCCGCCTTGCTGGAAAAATACAAAGCATCCGGGCCGGAACAGGTATTGAAAAAGATATTTCTACCCGGCGAAATCGCCACCATCAGCGATCATATTCTGGAACTTTCCGGGTACGGCGAGGATGCGGTGGAAGAAATAAAAAACTTATCCGCGCCGGAGGAGCCGCCAGGCTAATCCATGAATTATGGGTCCGGCATCATTTGCGGCCCGGAGTATTCTGGAAGCTGCCTCATGGTGAGCAGCTTTTTTTGTTGGCCAGCATCCAAATTGAGATGGAACCGAAACGGTGAAAGGGGGGCTAATTTTGGCTGAAAAAGAGATATACCGCGCGCAGATCGCAGTGGAAGTTACCGGCGATGAGCCTGCCAAGGTCCGGCTCAAAGCCATGCAAAAATATATCGAACATACCGAAAAGCGGACAAAAGCTCTGGGTAAAGTCAAAGTTAGCTCTACCGCCAATTTGGTTGATAAAGTCACCGGCAAACTGCGCGCTATCAAATCAGCGCTTGGCAAACTGGCTCCGGTTAAAACCATAACCGTTCAAATATTGGATAAAGCCAGCGGCACAATTAAGTCGATTATTTCTAAACTTACCAGTCCGCTGGCTTTGCTTGGAGCCGGTGGCGGTTTTTTTGGCTTGGGTAAGCTGACTCTCGGGTCGGCGGCGGTCTGGGAGACACAAGCGGTTTCCATGGAACACTGGCTGAAAGGAAATAAAAAACTGGCCCAGGAGACCACCGCCTGGCTGGACAAGTTGGCTGACGCCACCCCGTTTGAAATGGAAGACTTATTTCCCGCCATGACCCGGGCGATTGGAATTTATGATGGAAATGTTAAAAAGGCCCAGCGGTTGACTAAACTGGCTACGGACATGGCCGGGTTGACTCCAGGCAAAACAGTGCGGGATGCTATGGAAGCCATGGCGGACGCTCAAATGGGCGAATTCGAACGGCTCAAAGAGTTCCAGATGAAAATGACCAAGGAGCAGATGAAGTCGCTCGGCGGATTTGACGGTTTCTTGGCCGTGATGGAGCGGAAATTTGCAGGCGGCGCTCAGAAACTCAGCGAAACCGCCATCGGCAGGGTATCAACCATCACCGACAATATCAAAAAATTGTTTCGAAGCGCCGGTACCGGAATGCTGGACGGTATGCAGCCTGGGCTAAAAAAAATTACCGAAGGGTTTACCAAAAACGAAGCCGGTCTAAAACGGCTGCATGAACGGTTCAACGCGATGGGACGTTCAATCGGCGCCGCAGTTGTCTCAAAGCTTGAGCAGGCAAGCCGCTGGATCGACAAAATCACCAGTGATAAGACCTTTCAAAAGCTTAGCCTGGGCGATAAATTCATATACATTCTCGACAAGGGGCTGGATGAAGTCAGTAAATGGCTGGACGGCCCCGGCGGCAAAAAGATGCAGGCGGTTTTTATCAAGCTTGGCGGAATCGCCGCCAAAGCCTGGGTACACACGCTAACCGGTTCGATTAAGGCGTCCGGCAGTTCGTTAATGAGTGGCGATTTTTTAGGAGCGCTTTTAGGGGCCGGGGCCTTTTTAAAACTGGGTGGCGGTAAGTTATTTACAGGCGGATTCAAGTTGGCCAAAAGCGGATATAAACTGTTAAAAGGGGCCAAAGCCGCTAAAACAGCCGCCAATGTAGTTCAAAATACGGCAAATGTGTCAAAGATGACCACATTGGCGGAAACGGCTACCACCGGGGCAAAATTCTTATATGGACCCAATGGCCAGGTTTTAAAAACAATCACACCATTGGCGGAAACGGCAATTACTGGGACAAAAGGGTTGGTTGGACCCAGTGGACAGCTTTTAAAAACAATCACCCCGGCAGCCGAGACTGTTTCAACAGTGGCGTCTACCGCAAGTTCCGGAGCGAAATTTCTGGGAACGGTCAGCAAGGTTGGGAAAGTGGCTGGAAAATTCGCCCTGCCTGTACAAATCGGAGCCGAAGTATTGGATGTCGCCACATCCAAAGACAAGGTCAAAGCGGCTTCCAAATCAGCGGCAGGTTTGGCCGGGATGTGGGGCGGTGCTAAATTGGGTGCGCTTATCGGCACCGCCATCGCTCCGGGTATCGGTACCGCCATCGGAGCCGCTTTGGGCGGAGCGGGCGGATATTTCATCGGCCAATGGATGGCCAATAAAACTGTCGATGCAATACGCGATAACAAAAATAAAAAACTATCCGCCGAAGCATCTCAAATGAATTATCAAAATACCACCGGTCAAACGGACCAGCAAACCACGCTACCCAATCAAGTCAACCAGCAAATTGATGTCCAAGTCGTGATTAATCAGAATGGAGCGATTGATTCGGATGCATTGGCGGATGAAGTCGGCCAAAAGGTCGCCGTAAAATTGGGTTCAATATTTGCCAATTCGACGGTGGCATTCAAATCGTCCTGGGGGTGATTGATTTTGAGTGAGGTTTTAGCCAAACTGATGTCTCTGGTTGAACTATATTCCGGCAAAAGATCTTCCATGCCGAAACGTTCAATGGACTTTTATCTGATTAGTCCTGGCGAAGAACTCCGGCTGCCGGTGAATCCGCCGGAAGTTCAAATCAAACAGGAAAAACTGTATGAAACAGTGTCCATCATCCGGCTGGGAGAAGTAGATTATACTCCCGATGCAACCAAAATCGCCGAGATCACATTTGCATCCTTTTTCCCGAAAGAATACGATCCGAGTTATTGCAATTACCAACCGCCCAATCCGCTGGATGCGGCCCAAAAACTAAAAATCTGGACTGATTCCCAAAAACCGGTACGGCTATTAATCACCGGGTTGCTGGATATCAATCAATTGGTATTGCTATCCGCCACTACCTATACCGTAAAAGGCGGCTTTCCGGACGATATCTATTTTGAGATTTCGTGCCGCGCCTGGCGCCCGGTGAAAGTCAGGACAACCGGGTATAACTATACCACCCGGACGGATCTCAAACCGGCGCCCAAGGTTTATATTGTTAAATCCGGGGATTGCCTTTGGAAAATCGCCAAACAAAATTTAGGTTCCAGCGCTAAATGGCCGAGTATATACAATATTCCGGAGAATAAAAAAACCATCGGGCCAAATCCTGACCTGATATACCCCGGCCAACGGTTGGTGATGCCGGTATGATTGTGACCCAAAACCAAATTCAGAACAAGTATGACGTGCGTTTAAACAACCGGTATTACCTGCGGGAACTGGTTGAAAATATTGTGATGGATGAATCATTGGATGAAATCGCCTATCGCGCCGATGTCAAGCTGATAACTGCTCCCGATCTGCCGCAGATTCAACCAGGCCAACGAATTGATATTATCGGCATACCCCTTGGAAAATCGGCGGCAACAAATCTGCTGGCCCCTGGGGTGGTTTGGGAGGTCTCCATTAATACATCCTCCATCCAATACATATCGTTACAGGTATTTGACCGGACAATCTATCTGGAAAAAAGCGAGGATGAATACCTGTTGCCTTCGGGCCAGACGGCCACACAACGGTTGCGCCGGTATGCCGCCGACTGGGGCATTTCGTTAGGAAACGTGGCCGATACCAAAATCCCGCTGGCAAAAGCAGTGTATCGCGCCCAGCCCATATATCAGATGATCCAGTCCGACCTGGTGGAAACCGTCTCCAAAGGCGGTGACATGTACCGGCTCCGGATGACTCCGAATGGGTTGGAATTAATTCGTTTGGGCAGTAATACCACCGTATGGATGCTGGAATCCGGCAAAAACATCCATGAATTGAATCAAGTAAGTTCGTTAGAGAGGACTGTCACCCAGGTTAAGGTGTTGGGAAATGCCGGTCAGGATGAACGTTCGCCGGTTTTGGCCGTGTTGAAAGGCGAGATTGCAAAATACGGCACACTGCAACGAATCTTGAATGACCAAAAAGTTACCGATACGAAATCGGCCCAAGCCGCCGGAGCCAAACTGTTATGCGGCGCTCAAAACACCATTTCAGTCAGCGGGCCGGATATCAATAGTATCCGGGCCGGTGACAAAGTGCAATTGGACGGCGCGGAATTAATCGTATCCGCCGTCAAGCATGAACTGGGGAATCCAGGCCGGATGCACTTGGATTTAGCGGATTTGGACTCCATTAAAAGGCGGTTTTACCAATGAATAAAGACCCTTTTAAAACACTGGCCGGAGTGTTGGACGATAGAATTCGCGATTTCGCCTCCGGCGCAACCCAAGGAATACCCTGCGAACTCGGAACAATGACCGCAGGCGGCGTGAAATTGGACCGGTTCAAGCATGAGATTCAAGACCCGTTGGTCTTGGAACCGGTCATCGACTATGATATCGAATTCAGCCTGGAGGTACCGGCCCATGAGGAAACCGGGACCATTATATTACCGGAAATACCCACCAATGAAATGCCGCCATTGCATATGACGAAAGCTGGAGAATATCAAGTTACCTATAAATTCAATCCCTGGTATTATGACGCTGAAGCTTTGGGGAAAATCAAAGCCACCAAAGTCCGGCTAAAATACAAGCCGGAATATAAACCGGGTGACCGGGTTTTGTGCGCCCTGGTCAACGGCGGCCAGGACATAGTAATCATATCGAGGGTGATACCATATGCCTAATCTTTTCCCGACGGAAGAGGTTTCCGCCGAGGTACCGTCGACCGAATCCAACCAAATTCAGTTCGGAAAGAGTTGGCGGTTTAATTTTAAAACCGGTGAATTTATTGTCAGCCCGACCGGCAAAGTGAATGAATCAGACGGTACCGGGGCCTGGGTGGAATGGTGCCAGAAAGCATTATTGACTCCCCGGTACCGGCATTTGATCTATGACCCGGATTACGGACAGGATTATGAGGATCTGATTGGCCGGGGCCTCACCCGTGAGGCGGTTGAAAGCGAGATCAAGCGGATCACGATAGAGACCTTGACCATTGACCCAAGAACGGCATCGGTCCAAAATTTCACATTTGACTGGCAAAACGACCAGGTGTTTTTTGAATGCGAGATATCCAATGTGCTTGGGGAAAGCGCCAAAATTGAAGGAAGCATGGTGAGCGGCTAATGGCTACAACTCCGGATTATTTACAACAAACCGAAGAAGAAATCCGGCAGCGGATGCTGGATAGTTTGCCTTCCGACCTGGATAAATCGGAAGGCTCTTATATTTGGGATACGATTGCCCCGGCTGCCATTGAATTGTTTTTAGTTTCATTGTTGGGGCAGGATATTTTGACCAAAGGATTTGCCAGTACCGCCGCCAGCCAGATTGCAGGGTTTAGGTCTTCCTATTTGGATCTGCGGACGGAGGAACACGGCGTATTTCGCCGCGCCGCAGTAAAAGCATCCAAAGAAAACGGGGTGGAAATTACGGGAGAAATCGGTACTGTAGTTCCTATCGGCACCAAATTCGCCACCCCCGCCGATCCGGTTACCAATACTCCGTCCATTGAATTTGAATCCACCAACGAAATCACGTTGGAGGCGGCTACGGGGTATGTTGATGTCCAGGCTGTCGATGGCGGGATCTCCGGCAATGTTCCGGCTGGCGCTATCAGCATTCTAGTGACTCAAATACAGGGAATTACGGCAGTTACCAATCCCGTACCGATAACGGGCGGATTGGACAAAGAAGAGGATGTTGCTCTGTTAGCCAGGTATTTGCAACGGGTACGCAATCCATCGTCCAGCGGCAACCGGGCCGACTATATCGCCTGGGCGCTGGAGGTCTCCGGCGTCGGCGGGGTGTCGGTTATCCCGGTCCGGGATGGTCCGGGTACGGTGAGCGTGGCCGTGCTGAACCAAACCATGGAACCGGCTGACCAGACGCTGGTGGATGCGGTCCAGAACTATATCGCGCCGCCTCACGTGCTGGAACAGGAAGCGGAAAATATGACGATAGATGGTTATGGGGTGTCAATCGATGATACCCTGGCCGACGACTCCGGCGACAGTGTGATGATGGTATATGACTCTGCCGGAGCCGGGGTGATCAGCCACCGTTTGGAAACAATTCTGCCGCAGTTGGGTATATGGCAGGCCAGGGTCAAGGTAAAAGCTGATGTTGTCACGGGTGGGACGGACCTTCTGCAAATCGGCATTTGGAATGTATCAGGGGCAAGCTGGTGTAAGACGGCTCCCCTGGGCAGTGTGGATGCTGTTAAAACATTCAAGGGAAATGAATTGACTACCGGATTCAATGATATATCCGTGGAGTTTTACTGGAACGGACAGGAGCAGATTGAAATCCAGGTTTCGAGACTGACGACCGATGGCGGCACCACGGTCTGGGTGGACCGTATGATTTTCCGTTCTACTTTTTCACGGGACGATGGTGACGGCAAAGCGCCGATTGGGGCCAGGGTGACGGTGGAACCGGCCACGGCTGTTTTAATTAACATATCGGCCATTTTGGTGATTTCAAACGGATATAACGCCGAGAGCGTAAAAAGCGCGGCCACCGAAAATATTCGGACTTATATCAAGTCGCTGGCGTTTGCCCAGGATAATGACGTCCGATATGTACGGATTGGCGAAAAGATATTAGACACGCTAGGGGTATATGATTTTTCAAACCTCACGGTTAATGGAGGAACAGCCAATATCCCCATTGAGTCCCAGGAAGTGGCGGTTTTAGGGACGGTGACCTTCACGACATGAGTGATTATCCAATTACCAGTCAAAGGGGCCAGTTGATACTGGACTATATTCCGGCCTATTACCATGCCAGCCGGGTGATGAGGTCGATTATCCAGGCGCTGGGAACCGAGTTTGATAGTGTTCAGGATGCCTTTCAGTCCGTTTTGAAACAGTTTTATATCAATACCGCCGACGAATGGGGATTGGATTTATGGGAGAAGGAACTGGCGCTGCCGCCAGGTGATTCGGAGACCGTGGCTGAACGGCGGCAACGGATCATTGCCAAATTGCGCGGCAATGGTACGGCCACGATAAAAGCCATTAAATCATTGGCCGAAAGCTATGATAAAGGTTTAATCGATGTTGCCGAGGATTTTTCACAATACACGGTGATTCGGTTTGTGGATACAACCGGTATTCCATCGAACATTGATGACTTGAAGGCCATCGTCCGGGAGATTGTACCGGCGCATCTGGCGCTGGATTTTCAATATAACTATTTTATTTGGGATGAGCTTGATGCGCTAAGCCTTAATTGGGATGAGTTTGATGCGCTGAACCTCACCTGGGACCAGATACTGGTATATAAATGATTGGAGTGATTTATTATGCCAACCACTACGCCAAAACTCGGGATTGAAAAACCGCTTGGTAATGAAACGGTCAATCGTAATGTAATCAACCTAAATTATGACAAAATTGATGAGAATGCCGCCGCCCAGAGCCAAGTTGATGAGCCGTTTTATCTTAAATCGGCGGTGTATGACGCGGGGAATAATAAAATTGATCTGACGTTTGGCCCAGGGAAGGCGTCGTTTTTGGGGACGTTAGTTTCGAAGACCGCTGATTTTAGTTATAGCATTAATTCCCCCACTTCAAATACCACATATTATGTGTTTATCAAAAATGATGGGAGTTGTACGCATAACACCACCGGAGAGGCGATTACGGGGGCGGCTCTGATTTGGAAGGTTATTAATGGGGTGTCCGTAGAAAACATTACCACCGAAGATGTGAGAGGTCGGCTCCCGGATGCGTCGGCCAGGGCGGTGCAGGATAATTTGGAGAGCCATGCGGGATCGGGAGATAATGCCCATGCTTTGGCCACTCAAAGTACTGCCGGGTTCATGAGTGCGGCTGATAAAACAAATTTGACCAATCACCTTGGCTCTGGTGGTACGGCTCACGCTACGGCCACTCAAAGTACTGCCGGGTTCATGAGTGCGGCGGATAAAACGATTTTGGATTTATTGGCGTCGGCTAATGTTACAAATTATAACTTATCCTTCGAATACGACAGCGATGCGGACGGTGTCCCTGATGGTTGGAACTGGGTTAACTTTCCAAACGGAACTTGTGAAATGGATACATCGGCAGTTGAAGGGACTTATTGCGTTAAAATCACGCACCCAGGTGGAAGTGGTAGCGGCGGTGGCCATTTAACTTCCGGATTCATTCCAATCCAAAGGCAGGTAAATAATTATTTTATACAGTTTGCGTTATGGTCCTCTGTGGCGGGTATTCGAAATGACATTGTTCTACTCTTTTATGACTCAAATAAGGCCTATATATCCAGTGTGTCGGTTTATTCCAGCACTTCGAACCCGACAAGCGCAGCCCTATTCATAACCCAAATCCCATCCATACCATCCAATAGTAAATGGTGTAAAATCCGACTGTATGGCGGACACGATGCGGTAGCTACGGGCGGAACGACGCGTTTTGACTGTATTAGTCTGTATAATATGTTTCACTTAACTGGTAATAACGCGGGAACAGTGCCAACGTTTCCGGAGCGGGCAAAAGCCTCTGATATAAATTTTACTGATGCGGAGGCAAATTTGTATGTACGAAGCAATAAAGGATTCCGGCTTGGTTATATGCCGTGCACAATTAGTTTAACAGTTAAAGGCGGTTCCACCGGTATAGGAGCCGAATTCAGATTACGATGTGGTTCGGAGTATGGCGATTATTATTTTTTAGCAACGACGAACTACCAATATGTAGATGTCCCGCTATCGATTACGATTGCCGATCCATCCTCCCCAATAATGCTTGCAGTCCAGTACAGGACTCGTGGAACCGATTGGGTGGGAGTGAAGCGAGAGTCTACGTCTGCAACAATTTCTGTAGTTAATAACTGGTAACGGATGAATTTGACGCGCTAGGAGGGAAAAATAGTGGTAAACGTACTAGTGATTTTTGATGAGGAAAACATTTACGCATGGCTGGTTGGCGAATCGGTAGAAAGTGCTGAAATGCATATTATGAACGGATACCCGAAATTGATTGAGCCATACCGACAAGGGAACATTAAAACAGCAATTATATCAGTACCGGAGGATGATGCTTTTAATAAGACCCTGTATAGGGTTATTGATGGCGAAATAAGGAATATTTAATAAAATTTTAATAATTCTTCATTGAACATTTTACATTTTTAGGATATCATTGAATTAAGAATAATATTAGGAGTGAGGCAAATGAAAAAGATATTTGCAGTGTTGATCTGTTTGATAGTGGTTTTTGGTCTGATTGGCTGCGGCGGTTCAAAACCTCCTACAAGAACATATACTTTGGAAATCAATGTTACCGGCCAATCAATCCAGGAAACAGCGGTGTATATGGCAAATAAATTGCATTCCATGGCCGTAATAAAAGATCCGGACTGGTGGATCGACCGGGCTGAAAATGAATATTTTAATTATATTATGAGAGGTTCTGATGGCAATTTGGATGGGGGCGTCGAAGCCCATGCAATATTGCGTGATGATTTAGGGAATACGGTTGCACCTATTAATACGAATGATATAGTTTGGTCAAGTCCTGATAATCCGGTTTGGAGCGCAACCGGTCTAACCGCTAATTATTATAGTAGTACTCAAAACCGATATGTATTAAGAGTTGATTTTGATGGTGATATCTATACCGATGTCAATACCGGAGACATGACCCCAATCCATGTTACATTATCGGCGGAAGCGGTTGTAATACTGGTTTATTCAAATTCCGAGTTTCCCGGTCAGACCGATTATTTTAATATGACGAATATCCAATGTGTGTCCGGGCCAATCGGCGCGGAAATTTACCACACAAATGAGGGCGGCATCGATTATATAAACGCGCCGTTTGGCATGGCGTTAATACTCGATCAGGAGATTGACCACCTAACCAGCGAAATCAATTGGTTTATACTTGGTTCTGTCAAGAAAGTTCCGGATGGCTTAACATTCACTGATACAAAATTACCGCTAACCAATTACGGTACATATATTGTTCGGTTAAGTGGCGGCGGATATGCAAAAGTTCAGGCGTGGATGGGAACATCAATAATGTGGTTTTTATATTCAACCTCACCTGATAACCAGTTTTCAATTCACTATGGGACATTATAATAGCCGTTTAAACGATTTTTATCTATGATTTAAAACCGCTTCAAAGAGGCGGTTTTTTATAATCACGACGGAGGTGTTTTGCACTTATGGAACAGTATATTGCATTGTTGTTAATGATCCTACCGGGATTTGCGGCTCATCAGATTTATGAACGGATGAACAGCGGAACCAAAGCTGAAGATACGTTCGATAAAACGGCCATTTCTCTGCTTTATAGTGTTGGAGTATTGGGAATGAACTATTTTTTTATTTGGCTCTTATGGGGTTTAACAACTATCAGCCAGATTATGAATAGTTTCAATCGTATTGGGTTTATTTTGAGTTATATCTTGATTACAGTGGCTTCGTGTCTAATTGTAGCGGTGATCTGGAACTTTATTTATCCGAGGATTCCATGGGTATTAAATCTGGTTCGCCGAATTGAAAAAAAACCGGATATCGGTGAACAGGAAACCGTTTGGGACCATATATTCCGAAAAACTAAGTATCATGCGGTTTCTATTGAAAGAGACGGCGTAGAAATAGTGAACGGGATAATTTCTGGATTTAGTTTTGGCCATAATACCAATAAAGAGTTTTATATCGAACAAGTCGGCTTAATTAAGAAACGGCCTGAATTATTCGATGAGGTCAAAGGAGTTTATATTGATTGCCAGAATAACTTAATAATAAAAGAGTACGACCTCAAGAAGGCGTACTCTGAAATGGATTCCAAAGGTGTTAAGTACTAG